TCTAACCCTTAATCCGCACGATTCGGAAGGTGCATTGTCTTAACTGTCCTTGGAGATCATGACAACAAGCCCGTGCACTCTCAAGTGTCGTATGTGTCGCCATGTGATTCCAATGTCTTATCTCCCGTGTCTTCCATTCTGCTGGACGTTTGAGTTGAAACTCGACTCGATATGAATGCATGGTTGTCAGCGTGAGTGTGAACGTGTTGTTGTTACGAATGGACGCGTGCGTGTGAGTCCTAATTACGGACACACCACACGATCCTAGCATGCTGCACTGGTGGTCAGTACGTCCCCCGAATAGGACTCCGGGAGCGGACACACGACATATGAGACGAGAGAGTGTATCACAACTCGTGCTGTACTCAATCAACAATCACATCTCTTAACACGCAAAACACACCTGACGAGTGTGAGTGTGAAACACTTATATATACACCGTATATAAAAATGTATATATATGTGCTCACTTACATATATATGTGCTCATGTACTAAGTCGCTTCTGATTAACTAACCCATTGACCAATTTAAAAATTGGTAAGTCTGTTCGTTCAGATTCACTCCTTAACCAAGCATCATTCTCTGGTGTAAAACTTATAAAGTGCCTTCTCTTTCTCCTTTCTGCTCTTTGTGAGTCTTTGATAATATCTGGTTTTAATTGTGCATACTGATTAAACTCTTCAATACTAAGTGTTCCTTGAACAACAAGCTTTTGCAGACGACGCATGACAGCACTACCTGTCACACCAAGCTCACGACCGATCGAACTCCATTGGACATAACCATCCGATTCAAGTCGCCTGGCACAAGCAGCGAGTACCTCTGCGTCTGAAAACCGTCGATACTTTGACAAAGGACCAACCCCTGGATAGACTATCGATACTCTACACCACTCTGATGCGTTTACGACCCAAGGCACTGCTGCTCTCTTCTCTAGTCCTCTTTGCGACCTCCTGTACTGGGAACCCACAACCCACTGGTCCACTCGTGCTGAAAACAACAATTGAAGATCAACTTACAGGAGTTAAATATCCTGCTATCGTCATTGAATCTTCAAATGAAATTGCTAATTCTATTGGTGATATGAAATCAGCTAAATTAGTTGTCCGTTGTTCTCCACAAAAAACTGAAGTTTACATTGGAACTCCAACTTATAATGCTGATAACACTGCTGTTTCTATGAGATGGGATAATGGTCCAGTCGAGGAATGGGAATGGAGTAGCAGTGTTAGTGAGAATGCTTTGTTTACTTATGTACCGAATAAAATCTTAACTCGAATGCTGGAACATGGTCATGTTATTATTGGTTGGCAACCATATAGTCAAACAGCTAAAGCAGCACATTTTGATTTAGAATCTGCTAAAAATGAATTAACAGAGATCTATCCTTCTTGTTAATTATTATGCTTCTGTTGCTCATGGGTTAGAGCCCTTGCCTTATAAGCGAGTGAACCGAGTTCGAGTCTCGGCAGAAGCACCTCGTTCACTTCTTAAAACAATGGATCAACTAATTGTCAACCGTCAAAACATCTGTCATTTAGAATTTCATGAACCTGGTAAAGAGAAGTGGGAACATTGGGGAATGTATAATTCTTTCATGGAAGCTAAAGCTGCTTTAGAAGGTTGGCAAGAAGATTATCCACAGTATTCTTGGCGTATTAAAGAAGATTGGGAGTATAGCCCAACGGAAGAGGCAGCAGACTTAAAATCTGCCAAGTGAGAGTTCGAATCTCTCTACTCCCATATTTGTAACTGACCATGAACACTTGTTTTATTGTTGCTTTTGTTCTCTTGCTTATTTATTTTATTACTAGTATTGTCGTACTTATAATATGCGCTGATCAAAACAAATACTTCCCATTTAGGTGATTATTATGAACACTTGTACTACTCTCACCAATGTTTAACATCATTATTGCCATCATTCTAGTTATCTTTGTTTCTGTTGGTGCTCTCTTTCTTTGTCATATCGTTGATAAAGAAGATTTCTAAAAATGAACTACCCTATCATCAAGCACATCACTTCAACAGGCATTATGGGCCGGTATGCAAATGGTATTTACTTAGACAAACATTCTATTGCAACACTTCTAGGAATTACAGTAGAAAAAGCTGCAAGTATGATGAGAGATGGTACATTACCCTATAAACTCATAGAACATCAGCGCTGTACTTCTCTTGACAGTATAAATCTATACCGTAAAGAGAGGTATGAAAAAGAAGAAAAAATGATTAAAGAACTTCAACAACACACCCCATAAATCCCTTGCTTGCTTATTACCCAGCCATGGACTTGAATTCTTATCAAGCTGCTGCTCGTCGTACAGCAATCTATCCCAATCTAGGACAGAACATTACCTATCCCACCTTAGGGCTCTGTGGAGAGGCCGGAGAGGTTGCTGAAAAAATTAAAAAAATCCTACGTGATCAAGAAGGCAAAATTGGTCCAGATGAACGTGCTGGACTCCTCCTAGAGCTAGGAGACGTTCTCTGGTACATCTCTCAACTGGCATCAGAACTCGGGCTTCCCCTGCAAAAGGTCGCTCAAGCCAACCTGGACAAACTAGCCGGTAGGGCCCAACGCGATAGACTGGGAGGCAGTGGCGACAACCGCTGATTTAATGTCATTTAAGGCAAATGCCCAATGTACTCCTATTGCTCGTACAGGAAGAGTACAAACATGGATCGATGAACCAGATGGTCGGCTTCCTGTAAGTTGTACCGTCTTTGTTGTTGATGACTCAATGGAGGGTAGTAATGGTATTGAAGCTTCTTGGCGATTTACTAGTTATGCTTTAAGAAATGGTGCAGGTGTAGCTTTACATCTGTCTAAGTTAAGACCACGTGGAACAACCAATGACAAAGGTCTTGTAGCCAGTGGTCCAGTGAGCTTCGGGAAGATTTATTCTGTACTTAATGAAATCCTACGTCGAGGTGGAACGTATAAGAATGGTGCTATTGTCTTACATCTAGATTATACCCACCCTGATGCAATTGAATTTATCAAGGCCCCTAGACAAGAATTACCGTGGGTCAAACGTTGTTTGAATGTAGATGCCAATCTCCTTAAAAACAGTTCTCCAGAACTGATTGATGAACTCCTACGAGGTATCAGGAGTGGGGACATCTGGCTTAATAAAATTAAGTATGATCAAGACTGTAACCGTATCTATGGTAATGTCTGTCTTGAAGTTTATCTCCCCCACCGTGGTACTTGTCTTCTAGAACATGTAAATCTTGGTGCTTGCACAGTTGAAGAGATACCAACTTTCTTTACTGAAGCAATGGAAGATTTATGCTATTTACATGAGCGCACTGGTCTAGATGAAGATCCTGAGTATTTGTCTCCAGCAGTAGATAGACAAGTTGGTTTAGGCATTCTTGGTTTGGCTAATTTTCTAGCCTTGCACAAAGTGTCTTACAAACAACTAGCTGATGCTATTGATTCTTATTATCGTCTAGAAGCAGATAACTGGATCCAGCATAAGCATTCTACAGCTGAACAGATTGTAGCAGCCCTGGTCCAGGGGGTTCAGATTAGTGCTAGTGTTGCTCGTGAAAAAGGAATGAAACGAGCATTTGCTATTGCTCCAACAGCTTCATGTTCTTATCGTTATTTAGATAGAAAAGGCTTTACTACAGCACCTGAAATAGCTCCTCCTATTGCACGTGAGGTAGATCGTGACTCAGGTACTTTTGGTGTCGAAAGTTTCAATTATGGAAATGTGGAGATTGCTGGCGAGGTGGGGTGGTATGACTACCAACGGGTGGCCAACGGCATCGCTCAGATGCTAAATGATACTAACCTCTTCCATGGTTATTCATTTAATTCATGGTCTGATGTTGTTACCTATAATAGAACCTTCTTACAAGACTGGTTAAACTCGCCTCAAACTAGCCTGTACTACTCTTTACAAGTTTTACCTAATACACAGCGTAAGGATGATGCTTATGCAGTATTAGATAAAGAATTTCAAGAGATATTTCTCAATACATGTACTACCTGTGCAGAGTAACTCTCTATGCCTTACAAATCACCCTATGCTTCAATGATTGCCAAAAAACGTGGTTGGCAACCAGTTCCAGTTAATAAAGGTACGATTGCTGAGGGTAGTAAACAAACCCTACTACGTGCACTCGCCTTACGTCACCTTGAACTACCAGTTAAAGATTTTCTTGAACAAGGCCTTCAAAAAGATCTACCATCTACCTTGGGTGTCGTTGATGCCCTGGTCCATAATCAAAAAGATGAAGAACGACATGACCAAGCTTTGAATTATGTTGTCTCTGCTCATGGTACTGACTATCAAGCAGAACAAGATATGAAAACAATTTTGCATGCTTGGCAACAGCATCCTGACCATCCAATTCTTAAAGCTTCTGTTCTTGAACGATCAGTCTTTTTTGTTATTCTGCCTTTTTTTCGCTTTAATGGAGATATGGGCATTCGTACAGTTAGTGCTGACATTAGCCGTGACGAAATTATCCATGTAGGAGTACATTCTCTTGTTGCTCAAGAGCTTAATCAAAAAGCAAGTCAATCATTAAACAAGCTTAGAAAAGCTACTGTTCTATGGGTGTTTGACAAGCTAACTAAATGTTCTAACAAATGGTTAGATAAAGATTTTTGGTTAAGGCAAAGTGACCAGCTATTTGAACGTGGTAAAGCAGAAGAATTAAGTGACACACAGCGTAGCCGTATGCCCTCATTCTTTGAAACAGCTAATACTAATCTGCCTGCTTATGGTTAATTACTCTTTACGCCTTAAAAGCTTATTAGCATGATTGAACTTATTAGATTCCATATTAACAGCACTAAGACCCAACTCCAAAGTCACAGAAATTTCTTCTAGTTTCTTTTTAGTTGAAAGAATCTGTCGAAATGTACTATCTGGTAATTGGGTTTGGTGCATAAATACACCTACCTCCTTGTCAATTACTCCTAACCTTTGTTTAAACTCTTCTAGTTTTTCTTTAACGTCATTTTGGCTTAGTGGTTTTCTCATAATTGGTGGTGATGTTAAGGTGCTAGCTTAGCCTTATGTAGTCGAGTGTCTTTATACCAAGAAGCAATCTGTGGTACCCATTTTTCGACATGAGGCCATAATAATTCACAAAGTTGATAAATTTCTAATTGGGCATCACGTTTAAATCGAAGATCAAGGAAATGTAAGAGAGCTCTAAGAGTGAAGCTTACAACAAAATGCTGCCTGTAGTCAAAGGGTAACAACCCACGGGCATGCTCCTCCGAAAACCCAGCTAATATACGTTCTTTATATCGAACTGCAGCATTTAGACAATCACATAAATCATTCCAACGATGAAACTCTGAATATGTATAATGCTTGCCTTGACGATCTTTGTACTCACCTACTGGACGAAGATAAAATACATCTTCTATAGACAGCTCTTCCTTGGCAGCACGGCAGATCCTATCACCCGTGTAGCGCATCGATTGGACATCAAAACTGACACCTACCCGGTGGGTGCGGGCCTGCTGGACAACAGAATGGGGAAAGTAGCCGGCATTGAACGTGATCTGAGGATGCTCCAGTGGGCCGTAATGACCTCGGCCACCGGCTAGTAAGCGCTTGACACAGATCTCACCAGCTTCTGGTTCTAATGGCCTATCCTCTGTCAATATAACATAATTCTCACTATAATCCTGATGCATTGCTGTATAAATACAGCGTTGTGGTAGAGGTGTTGAGGTGATGCAAGTGACTTGAAATAACTTATCCATTAGACAATGATGAGTTTCCGCAAAGTGCCATCATTTTCTTGAATCAAGATCCGGCCTTTATTCTTCTCAATTTCCTTGACACATTTATAGAGCGCCATAGCCCGGCGAAAGATTTCCACTCTGGTTAGACCTGTATTAGCAGACACACTCTCAAACTGATCAGCCAGCTCGGTGCTCATATAGACATCAAACCGTCTTCTATCCATCTATAAAATAAGGGCCTAAGCCATAATAGCTCAAGCCCTTGTTTTAATCTCGGTTAGAAAGTAAAGTAATCAGCCCTCTCAACCTGGAACTGACTATTGAAATCTTCTAACACTTTATCATTGGCATCTCGTGCAGCATAGCACTCTTGCAATTTGGCAAACATGCGATCCCTATCTGCTTTTTTATCAGCAATATAAGGAGTTAATTCTTTAACTCTATTTAACCGATCTTTAACCCAACCAAACCTCTTATCATGCTTGGTTTCTTCAGCAAACATTTCTAGAGAGTAGTTAGCATATGCTGTAGGACGCATAGCAAACAAGGCTTCTGCCTCAACTCGATTTTCAGCAGCTTCTGCTTCCTCTTCGTTAGCTGTATCTAAATACTGTTTAACACTCGCATATTGAGGATCATCTTTCTTGGCTTCAGCAAATGCTTCAATCGTTTGATAAGCTTCATTTCCTTCATCAAGATAGGTTTGATAAATATCTTGAGCAATGTTACGAGCTTGCTGTACTCGACCCATAAGATAATCAGCAGCGTCTAGATACCTCTTGACAGCTCCAAACCTCTGATCATCCTTAGTCTCTTCAGCAAAATTTTCTAGGCTGTAATTAGCATAAGCTTGTGGTCTTTGTTCATACTTCCTTTGAGCTGCTGTCATTGCATTATCAAGCTCAGCCTGATACTTATTAACACTATCATTGTTTATAAGGTACTGTCCATATAGCGTAGCTAAGTTATCATAGCGCTCATAAGTGAATACAGCTTCCCTCCAAGCACCATAGATCTTAGCTGCTTTTCCTGACCAATTACCATTTCGATTAGCTCCTGGTACATACTTATAGAAAAATGTTCGCAGGTTATTACGGTCCTGCATCGGAGGTGCTTCATTCTCTATAACACCACCAGCATACTGACGAATTTCATCAGCATCCCTAGGATCTGGAGTCATAAACAAACTATCACCATAAGGCATGTAACTCATCCAGTACCCATTAACACGCAAGAACCGAACACGATTAAGAACTTGCTTAGCTACATTCGGACAAACAATAGTGACATAAGCACCACTACCACTTTCCCTTTCTTTATGAGTGATGTAAACTTTAGCATCTTCACCTAGCCATTCTGGATAATCAGGAAAATTACCCGGACAAGCCATACCGCCTAGAGGAATAGGTTTCGCATGTTCAAGATCTAAATCAAACGTTCCTTCAAGACAAGCATCGATTGGTCCAGTGGGGGTAGAAGCCATCTCACCCCGCTGGTACACAATTCGCATCATCTCATCACGAGATCCTAATTGTGCTTCTAAAAGAGTATCTGATTTCCTAGTGAATTGAACAACAGAATCTTTCAGTTGGATACTTAAAGTTGTTTCTTCTTCGCCTTCAGTTTCAACTGTGGCAGCAAACAATTTAATGCGGTAGTCATTAGATTTATCGACTGCTACCATTTGAGGCCTAGAACCTCGTTCTACGAGCATTAGCTGTTCAGCAGTAACACCGTAGAAGTTGTAATAATTTTTGATTGGCCGGACATCTGTCCAGTCAACGCGCATGCTAGTCATAAGCTCAGGCATAGTCGCAGCAGTTATTACTATACCCCACTGGAAGGGGGTAGGAGAGGGCGGTTACCACGCATCAGGGTCATAACCAATATAACCCTCTAAAGCATAGAACATTGAAAGTGCTACATCTCTATCATAATTTTCTTCAGATAAATTATCAATGATAATCCTAATACCATGTAATAGCTTGCTAGCAGCTATAGTTAATTCTCTGTCTGGTGCTGTTTTTGCATACTGAATTATATAATTATGTATATCTCTTATATCTCTTAAGTTAGGTTCATCACTTGCTAGCTGATCAATAACCCAATAAAATGATGGAGAAGCTTGTCGTTGTTTCTTGCAGTATTCTTCAGCTTGATCTTTAGTCTCGTAGAATGAATCAAGTTTCCAAGGTCCCCGCGGTTTTGGAGATCTATAAACATCCCAACTCATTTGATAGCCTCTATAACTTGGTTGTCTAGATCATTGAGTGATCCATTATTAGTTATTGTCCAGTGGAAATGAGCCCAATTATTAAGCCCACCTTCTGACTTATGCCAAGTTCTTCTTTTAGATGCAGGTCGCTCAATTCTCCACAAGTGACCCCCTAAGGAATAAATCTTCTCAGCTTCGTTTTTAAACCTCACATCATCTACAACAAAATGCTTATACTTTCCATTAAATTTCTTGTTATTTAAATTGCTCTCCCAGACATCTACCCAGATATTTTCATAAATACATTCACGTCCCCATTCTGTACCTAAAGTTTGTAGTAAATGACGGGTGGTTACAGAACCTAGTATAGGATCATTTTTTCGGTTGTTAATTAAGTTATCAGAAACCCTCTCTGGATGACCAACTGACATCAAAAATACTTTTGTCATTTCTTTGATTGGTTGAGCAAAGCTCAAAATTTCATAGTCAAAAGCACTCAATATAGAAGCAACTGTTGTCTTCCCACAACCAGGTGTGGGTGAATACAATCCAATGAGTGATGGTTTCATTGTGCTAGCCGAACAAGCTGGTTAACTGTCATTTGATTATCAATAATCAAATTGGCAAACTCTACAATTCTTGCTGCATCTGAAGCTGAGATCCAGGTTGTGCTTCGAGCTGGTACCCTATGACTTGGACCGTTCTTAATCTCCATATTATAAGCATAAATCAACTTATATACAGATGACCGACTTAAAGTCGGTAATTTCTCAGCTAACTCTATAGCTGATATACCATTATCTGGTATATCAATTTTCATGAGGTCTCTATAGTACAGATTTGAATCTGGACCATAGGTTTTTTCAATTTCAGGAAAGGCATTAAAAATCCTCCTTTTGTTTTTAGGACTGGCAGAAAGTCCTATCTTTGCTATTTGTCTGATAAGTTTGTCACCAAATTGTTGAGCAACAACCAAGGTGTGACTCTCTTCTTCACTTGTCATGAGTGTGGTTTTCTGTGGTGATCCAGGTGAGCTCCCGCCAAAAAGGAAGCCATTCTCTGGTTGCTTTTTGTTTTGCTTCAGTGAATCCATCAGCTTGAATACAACCAATCCGATTGAGTCTTGAAACTTCAAAGTAGTAACGTTTCATCATTTGATAGTAGAGTGTCTTAAAAGAACCTCATGAGCCCAGCTGTTCCGTTCAATTTCATTCTCTAATGCCCAACATAAATCTCTGATAGCTTCATAAGATTCACCAATAATTCCCATTTTATCTACGATAGGAGTATCAGGATCAAGAGGTACTAGGTCATGTAATTTGTCAGCTGTTTCACTAGCTCTTTTTATGAGCTGTTTCGACATGGATGATTCTCCATTCAGCATGAGTAAAGATCTCCTGTTTGTGTTTACAGAACCTAATGGCATCCTCTTCTAAGACATGTTCAGAAATAGGTCGCCATTCATTGAAAGCTCTGGCAAACAATTCTGTACGCCAATAGGGTGGTGTTAAACTACCAACAGGAGACCACTTAGACCGTACCATTAGAATGTGTCGTCAAACTGTGGTTGTTCTTTCTTATAGGTGTCAGCAGCTACTCTGACTCTTAAATAAGCTTGACCTGATTTGGCACTCTGTCCTTTCCAAGCTGAAAAAACTAGTTTGATATCACCATTGTTGTCTAAATTGGCCTTATCTGCTGTAATCAAATCAGCAAGCTCCATGAAGTCTTTCAAACTGATTGATCCAGTGCCGCGGTAGTCAGGCTGATTTGAGCCCTCCTTCTTGTACTGATTCTTGGCCAGGAACCCTTTTAGTTGCGGAGATTGAATGCTCGAATTGGATGATGTCATTGAGAGAATAATAAATGTGTTTGTTAGATTTGAATTGGAACCAGTTGAGATTTCTTCGCTGATCTCTCCAACGATTAAGTGTTGATCTGGATACAGCGAATTGAGTGTTTTGCCATCGCTTAAGTAGCTGTTGTTGGGTGATGTACCTATCAGATGTCAAACTCATCGTCATGAACTACCTCCTTGTTGAGACTATCAGCATCGTTATCTTCAGTTGCTAAACCAAGTAGGGATAAGATAGCATATCTGCGTTGATACGTTACTGCAGCTCCCCACTTATGTAGAGGAT